GGATCAATCGGGGTGATGTTCCAAGAGCGGTAGGCGATGCCGTCCTTGCCGGTGGCATCGGGTGCATCCTCCAGCCAGTCGATGTTCTCGGTCGGGGTGAGGTTCTCGGTTGCGGGATCGTGCTGCGGCTCGGGCAGCTGCACCACCTCCACCACCCGGTAGACGGTGCGATCCAGTCCCAGCACGGGCTCATCATCCGGCCGTGGATACGGCAGCAGGGTGGCGTCGCTGATGCGGTAGAGCTGGCGGGTCATGGGTCAGCTGTCAGGGAACGGGGCGGTCGGCGGGGTGAAGTTCGCCGTATAGCGGGCCACGCCTTTCGTGATGCGCAGTTCGTCGATGTAACCGTTCATAAAATCAGTAACCACGCCGCCGAAATCGGCGCCAATGTGCAAGGCCCGTGTATTTGTTGACAAGGTGCCGGAGAATGTCGTAGTGGTCCCTGCCGTGCCGTTTAGGTATGGCGTGAACGTGGACCCGTTGCGGACCAGCGCGACATGGTTCCATGTGTTAGCGGTAAATGTTCCTCCTGAAACGTTTTGGGCAACGTTCCAGGATGTACCGTTGGAACTCATGTAATACACAAAGCTAGAGCCATTAAGCGCCAGGATGAAAGTGCCGTAGCCATTATCCAACTTAGACACAATCGCCTTGAAGCCTGTTGTGTTTGGTGTGTACGTAAATGCCTCGATGGTAAAGTCGCCTGTGCCGAGGTTAAACGCCGTTGAGTCTGGCACTGTCAGGTAGTCACCGTTCCCATCAAACGCAATCGAAGCCCCGCCAAACTTGCTTTGTGCGGTGCTGATCTGTGCGTTGCCGAAAGCCGTGACGGTTTTAGGGCTCCCGCTGCTATCGGTGATCGTGGTGCTGCCGTTCGTGCCGTCGCCGTGGAGCAGCAGGGAGACGTTGGCGAAGTTGGGATCACCACCCGTCACCCCGAACCGATACGGATTGATCAGGAAGCTGGTCATGCCCGCACCCCGATCAGCCAGAGCTTGAGGCCAGCCCCGGCGATTGTCGCGCCGATCTGGTCGATGTCCACGGTGATCTCAGCGTCATCGGCTAGGGCGCTGTCGCTGATCACCGCAGCGGTCGCGGCCGTGGTGCTCGTCTTCTCGCTGGCGTCGATGCTCAGCTTTGTGCTCAGCACCGACGTGCCGCCCTCGTTCACATCGACCACCAGCGTGGAGCCGGTCGGCGCCGTGGTCACTGAGGCCCGCACCGCCGTGAGGGTCATCGCATACGGCATCCGAAACGTCACCTTCGCCGTGCCGGTGGTGAGGCTCGTGGTCTCATCCGAGCAGGCCAGGCCGATCTCAACCGGCACCGTCAGCGTGGTGCCACTGATGCTCAGCCCGCCGGCGAGCGACAGGTGACGCAGCTTGCCCTCGCTGTCATCCCAGAACAGGATGCGATCCGCGCCGGGATCATCCGCCGCCAGCACCTGGCCGGTGAGGTCCAGCACATCGGCAACGCTGGCCGCCAGGGTGACATCCCCCGTGTTCGTGCCGGAGCTGGTGCCGCTGAAGGTGCCCGATTGCGTGGCCAGCGTGCCCAGCCCCAAGCTGCTGCGGCCGGTTGCAGCATCGAGCCCCGTGGCGCCACCATCCCACCGCAGCCGCTCGCTGTAGGCCGTATCCCAGTTCGGGTCCAGCTGGGGGCCGATCGTTGCCGTCAGGCTGCCCGTCGTGGCGTTCACCCGGCCCACGATCGCGACCTGCTGGATCGTGCCGGTCGTTGGCTCCGTCGCGGTCAGCCCGCCGCCTGCTGCGACGAACAGCGGATCGCCCACGGTGTAGCCGTTGGTCGCCTGTTCGGTCAGCTCGCCCGCGACGATCGCATGGCCAGAGGCGTTCTGCGCCAGGCTGGAATCAAGAAGCCCGATCGCCGGCATCTTCGCCGGGTCGCTGCTATCGGCCGCCTGCACCTCCAGCGTGGAGGTGTCGCCCACAGCGCCCACCACATAGACCGGCGTGCCCTTCGCCAAGGTGCTGGCGCCGGTGTTCTTGACGTGGATGTAGACGGGACCGGCCAATGCCCCATGGATGTGGGGGATGCTCACCGCTGCGGTGCCGGTGATCGTCAGGCCGGCGAAGCTCGGCGAATCCGTCGCGCCCAGCTCGTCGATCCGGGTCTTGTCGGCCGCGCTCTGCAGGCCAGCCGCTGAGGTCGTGGCCTCGGGCAGCACCACATCGGCGCCCGTGCTGCTGGCCAGCGTCCGCGTGCCGGCCGTGTAGCTGAGGTCGGTCCCAGGGGCCAGGTTGGCGACCGCCTGCGCCGTGGTCTTCCGGCTCGCCGCAGACTGCACCGCATACAGCGTCTCCGTCCCGGTGAGCGGTGTCGTCGCCGCTGTCAGCTGTGAGAGTTTCTGATCAGCCATTACGCCTCCAGCAGCAGATAGCCGCCGTCTTCCAGCAGCAGGAACGATCCATCCTCCAGCAGCAGCCGCGACAGCAGCACCACCGCCTTCGTCAATAGCACCAGGCAGAAGATCCCGTCATCGACCAGCAGCGGCTGCTCGCGCACGGTGTAGGCCGTGCCGGCCACGGTGATCGAGTCCTCATAGGCCAGGCTGCCGAACTTCGACGCCTCGGCCCTGAGCAGATACTCCGTGGTGATGACCCGGCCATCGGCCACATACTCGCCAGGCGTGTCGAGGATCCCGAGACCTTCCGTCCCTCCGGCCGTGACAGTCACGCCGAAGTCCTGGAGAAAGTCCGTGGGATCCTCAGTCCACGCCATCAGCAGGTCACCCGTACTTCTTCAGGCCGTAGCCGAAGCAGGTGACGGCACTCGATGCGGTGCCGGTCTCAGCGGTGCAGCTGAGGCGGATGTACCGCTTCAGGTCGTTGCTGTTCAGCGTGATCACCTGCTTCGCGGCAGCATTGCCGATCGCGGTGAACCCGCCGCCGGTCGCTGCGGTGTAGCTGGAATCATCGGCCGATTCCTCGATCCTGAAGGTCAGATCAGCGCCCGAGCCGGCAGCGGTGCCGCTCAGGATGATCTGGACGTCGCCCTCATAGCCGGCCAGGTCCACTCCGGTCTGGTTGCCCGTCGCGGTGATGGTGGTCGTGGCCAGGAGGGTGAAGTGCTGGAGCTTCTCCAGCGTGAGCTCATGTACTGCCATGGGTCCGGGTGCGGGGTTTGCGGGTGCGCGTCGGCGCGGGGGTCGGCTCCAGATCCTGCACCGTTGGCGCCGGTGTCGCCTTGCCGCTGGCGATCAGCAGCCGGGCGTCGCGGTCGCCAACCTCCACCACATCACCGACCCGAGCGGGCCGGCCGGCGATGGAGGTCTGGCGCAGGATCAGGAGCTCCATGATCAGAGGGTGTTGTTGCCGCGGCAGAAGGCCTCAGGATGGCGGACAGCAACGTCCACATCCTGCAGCGCAGTCACCCGCACACCGCCGGACTTATCCAGCGCGTAGGGGTTCACCTGCAGATCCAGCGCACCCCACATCCCCATGATCATCTGGTTCCAGACGCCGAAGAACACATCGCCGGAAGCGATCTGGTTCGAACGGACCACGGGGTAGCCGTTGACGGTGCCGCCAGGCTCCAGCACGAACTGGGCTTCGCTGCCGATCTTGCTGGTGGTCTTGAAGCCGCCGTACACCGTGGAGTTGGTGATGTAGGACATCGCGCCGATGTCGGCGTTGTCGGCGTTCACCTTGGTCTCCATGCTGACCAGCTCCACATAGGTGGGAGCGGCAGCGTTGAAGTCCTCAGTGTTGATGCCGGTCGTGAACTTCAGGCCCTCGGGCTGGCTGCTGGAGCCGGTGCCGTAGAGCGCAGCGCGGTCGATCTCGAGCGCGATCACAGTGGCCAGCTCAGTGCGCACCATCTGCTCCACGTCGATGGAGCTCTGCAGGATGAGCCGGCGGCTGAACTCGGTGTAGGCGCCAAGCGTCTTGGCCACCAGGTTCACCTGATCCACCGTGGGGTTGGATTCGGTGGGGTCGCCCTTCTCAGCCACCCAGTAAGCGGTAGAGGCGCCGGTCTGGCGGGGGATGGCGACCGGGCCATTGAGGCCGGACAGCATCGTCACGCCGAGGGTGCTTAGCGCCAGCCGGTTTCGCAGCAGCTCGATGAAGCTGCCGGGCCGGGCATCGGTGAACACCAGATCACCGGCAGCCGAGGCAGTGCCCACGGTGAGGTCGCGGTGCAGCACCTCATTGGCGACGAGGTAGCCGCGGGCAGTGGTGCCCAGCTGGCTCTCGACCGCCTGGCTCACCTCACGCTCGAAGGCAGCAGCCTCCTGGGCGTTGCGGTCGTTCGGCAGCAGCTGCGCACGGATGGCGCGCAGGAAGCTGTAGCGGCGAGTCTCCTTCTCGGTCAGGCCGATGTCAGCAGACCGGGCGATCGGCTGGGCGCCAGCAGCAGGAGCGGCAGGCTGTGCAGGTTGCTTCGCCCGCTTGCCGATCGCGGCCAGCACTTCGCGCATAGCGTCAGCATCGGATGCGCCGCGCTCGATCAGGCCCTGGGCGAGATCGTCGGCGCCGTGCTCACGGCAGAGGCCAGTGATGCTGGCGACGCGGGTGCGCTCATCGGCCGCAGCCTGCGCCCGCACCGCCTCGATGTCGATGGTGGGTTCCATGGTTTGGGGGTCGGGGGTGGAAGAC